GTTTCCCAGTCACGATCCCAGGATGATAAATAAACAGCACAGAACCCTCCGTACACTATAGCTGGAAGATATGTAAACGCTATACTGAACTTCGACAGCCACCACGATACACCTATCAAAAAGCTTGTACAGATGAAGTATATAGGCATTCTGAAATTCTTTCTACTCCAATACGTCTTTGATTTGATGGCATATGTCAATCCAGTAAACCAGTCTACAAGCATCAATATCCACAATAAGTATATAGCTTCTGCACTATTCCATACGTAATCTGTTAAGAATGTGGTTATTGAAGCAATACCTACTCCACCCAATTGAACTAAAAACGTTTTAGGCGAAAATAGAGATGTTAAAAAATCATTCATGTCTGTGAATCCTAAGAAATCTTTTTGAGAATCGATGTTCATTGTTGAATATATGTTTGATTCCATGACTATCATTATTTCTTTCCAAATATTCCCTTAAACATCCCTTCGATTAGTGAATCTTTCGCTCTAAGAAAAACCCAACCTAGTGTTACTCCTCCGATTAACTCCACCTTAGTTATTGGACGCTTAAGGTCTACAAAGAATCCAGTAACCCATAAACCAACTGCAGACACCATAATTATTGCTCCTATGATTGTTGTATATTTTTCTTTAAATCTATTTTTCTCTTCCATAACTAATCACCCTCTACTTCTATTAAACCTTCATTAATTAAAATCTTATCAAAGTATTTATTAGCCTCTTCAGTTTCTATAAAATGTTTAGATAAGAATGTTGTTCTACCATTTTTAGTAACCTCTACTAAAAAATTAGTCTTGGTATTTTTAGCAGATTTATCATATAGTATCATATCAACATTTGTTGATAAAGACCCAGCTACTCTTAAAATTTCTGTCATGTTGCAATATTTAAAGTGTCAATAATATATCCTGTCATTTCTCCTGTAAAAGATGTATTATTATCTGACACAGAAACTACCTGCCACTTAAAGTCTGCATACTGAGGAATTTCTACAACTTGTTCAGATAGAGTTTCGTAACTTAATCCATTTGAAATATCTGTATCTATCTCTGATTGAAAAGACTCTCCTAAAGGTCGTATTAAAAATCTGACACGTGCAGATCCAGCAGACCCATTTGTTCTTACCATAGATCCTTTAACCCAAAGATAAATAGTTTTTCCAGATAAATTCGTATCTGCAGCAACGTTAGTGGAAGAATCTCCAGAATTGATTAACCAATAGATATTTGCACTGGTTGTAGATTGTGCTCCTGTAAGAGTTCCTACAGCACTATTTGAACTTCCTGTCAAAATAGCTCTAGCTTTTGAATTTCTTATATAGTTATTTCCTACCGTATCTACTTTAGTTGTCCCATTATTGATAATATATTCTGAAATATAAGACCCATAATCTTCTTCAATACACCTAAATATTTTAGTTACTGCAACTCCTGTCCCATTGGTTGTAGCAATTCTGTAATTATCTCCACTCGTAAAGTCTAAAGAGACTAGTTCTGTTAGTCCATTCCTAAATAAACTTACAGTAAGTAACGTTTGACTAGTTACTTCTGTAATTATTCCGTGAAAAACTCCACTGTCATTTATAATACAATCTCCTACAGACACACCATCTGTAATAAATGTTGCCGCAGAATCTTCTAGTGTTAGAGCACTTCCACCAGTAGCAGTTCCATTAGAGACTAATGTACCACTATCTTGGGAAGATGTTGATGTAACTCCAATAGCTTCTCCTGATGTGGGATTGAATCCAGTATATATACCTGTATTTCTCCACCCATCAACTGTCCCATCTACGATATCAATATCTAAATTTCCTCCAAACTTACTGTATTTATATGTATCTTTAATAAATCCAGCTGAAGCATCTATGACGTACCTAGATTGTTGTGTATGTCCTAGAGGATTTACAGATACTCTTTTCCATTTTCCATTAATGTCATATCCTATATTTGCAGATTGCACTAATGCTGCTTGACTAAAGTCGCTAGGCTCTGTATATAGAGGGAAAACACTTAATTTATCACTAGCACCCCTAAATGCCTTTATACTCATTGAGCAATTAGGTATCGCACTTCCAGTATCATTAACCCACTCAAACCTCATCCACCTACCTCGACATAGTACTGAGAACGGATGAAATGTGGATGGTATTTGTGTGTTACTTGTTATATCATCAGCCTCACCACCTCCATCAACCCTAGAGCTAGTTATCCTTAGCGTGACTCCTGATACGCCACTCCTTCCTTCAAATTGGTACTTATCAAACTCAGACATATTAAACCATCCACTATCTAAAGAACCTCCGTCTGATAAAATAGAGGTAAAATCACTATATAGGTATTCCGAAGTTTTTGGAATAACTTGACCTACCTCGCCTGTATTTACCGATATGTATAGTGAATCTGTATTACTTATCTCAGTTATATTTGTGTCGAATTCAAGTGTAAGTACATTTGCTACTAGTGATCCAAAATACCCAACCTTAGCTGGATTAAAGATAACTATTCCAGCATCTCCATCCACTATAGGCTTTATTTGCTCTATATTACTTATAGTTATCCCTGAGAATGCAATTGTCTTAGCGACCTTATCGAATGTATAACTACCTATATCTACTCCTACTTGTTTCATTAGCAACCAATTAATGTATTTACAGCCCAAACTTCTGCAAAAAGATTACTTTCTACCGCCAGCTCATTCTCAGATATTACAAAATTCAAATCAACATTACCCCAATCTACCACCTTTATCTTAAAGACATAGACTATAGTAACATTAGCATCTACTGGTGTCCCTGAGAAAACATACGTACCATCCAGCGCCATAGACGTTGTAATGATGTTGCCCCCTGCGTCTCTTGGACTTTCCCAGGTTGGATTTCCGTTTCCGTCGACTGTTGATAAGATTGCATCTTTTGAGGCTCCAAATTTATCGAGGACGATTGTCCCATTCGTTGGGACTGTAACTTGGTTGCCTGAGCTTGCTCCTGCAACAACTTCGAAATATGTGATGAGTGTTTCATGATTGTTTAGTGTGTTGATCGATTCCTGAAGAACATCCGTTGTTTCATGAATCCCCTTATCTAATAAATACTTAAGCGCAGATTCATAAGGAGACTCATTACTAGACTGGTCTACTCTAGTAAAGGTCGATATCTGCTCTATTACAGATACCAACTCTTTTATATCCTTATCACTATAACTCATGATGTAGTATTATGGTGCCACCACTTCCACTTCACCTGACGCCTCAGATATGTAGTACAATCCTACTCCTGACGTTGCTGTTGCTAATGCCCTAATTGCTTGCCATCCACTCTCGATCTCTTTAATATTCATCAACTTTTTAGCTGCATCGTCGTACCCGTCCAAAGTCATGTTTGTGAATCTAGTATCGAATCCTGCAGTCATCAAGTCTGCGTCTGTAGCGAAGATGTCGCATTTGATTTCAACGCGAACAGTATTGGCTGCGTTTCTTAGAATTATGTTTCTCATGTCTTGAGTCTTTTTATTTAAAATAATAGACTGTAAACATACTAATAAATCCTTAGTCGACCAACTTGACTCCTGATAGCTTCAATTGGTTCCTCAGCTTTCGAATTTGTCTGTTGAGTTTGTTAATCTCTTCGTTCTTTTTCTCAAGCATCTCTTTGGAGATTACACTTAGTGCTTTGTAGTCCTCCTCCAGCTCGCTGTTTCTTAGCGATACCTTACCACAGTACTCTAGATCATTCTTCCACATCGTCCTCTCACGATCATGATCAGCTATGATCCTTTTTCTTTGTTCGAGTTGAGCTCTAAGTCTCTTCTTCTCTCCGAATTTCCCTTTAATGTACCTCCAAATCTTAATCATATTTCCGTTGTTTTATCTCCTACTGTTATCTTCACTTTACTCGTTCTCTGAACCTTTCTCTGTACCTTCTTTGGTATATCAAATGCTCTTGTTGCTGGATTCCACTCGTATCCTTCCGGCTGCTGATTGATTGTGCACCTACAAAACGGATGAATCGGACCCACCGTAGCTAACCAATTAGCGACCTTCTTACCAGCGTTGGTTCCGTTAGTTCTAAGATCATCTATATCAAACAATCTCGGCTCACTTCCAGGTCCATTTTTTAGATACAATCTCGCGCAGTGCACACATGAACCCTGAAATACGTCGAAGTATACTTTTCCTCCCTTTCGCTCTATCGAAGATAGTCTTCCTTCATTGAATGCCTCATGCATCACATACTCAGCAACTCTTCCGAGATCTTTGTTCCACTTCCCCGTCTGCTTCCCTAACTCTCCTGCGAACTGAGCTACCGATCTTCTTTCGATGATGGTTCGCTTAGCTTCATTCATAACAACCTTAGAGTATTTGACCCTATTGTTCTTATCTATATACACCAGCTTATCGTTGATGTCCTTCTTGACGTTTGATGAAAGTCTCTTCACTTCTGACGTCATTTGGTGTTTTAAGGAGTTTAGAGCCCCTTGTTCGACTTTGTTGAGGGGAATATGCTTTCCTGACGCTAAAAACTTCTTAAATTGATCATAAGACATTGTTTTAGCTGTATTGTTCTGTAGTGCATCTGACAGCATACCGAACTTGAAGGCAGCGTCGATCGATAACTTACCATTCAATCCTTTTAACGTTTGAAGATCAAATCCTGCATTTGCAAGTGTCTTATGATCTTCTCCCGTTAATAGATCCGACCCTACACTATGGGCTAAGAAGCCCAACGTGTACCGATCTACGATTGCCAATAGCTCTGCTATTTGATTTGGACTGAACATCTACTTAGTCTCTTCGATGTATTTATCTAAGATATCATTCGCTTCAGCCTTAATCATAGTGCTTTCTGTTGATTTTCTAAGATCGTCAATTCTCATACTATGGTTCGTTCCAGCTGTTCCTGCTATATTGAATCCTACATTCCTACCGAAGTAAGTGAACCCCGTCTGACTGTACTTGCCACTTAATACCTTACCTAGAGCCTCTCCAAACTTGTCTGCTACGAACCTATCTTTCTGTGCGCTATATGGATACTTCTCTTTGTAAGCTTTCCATTCAGACTCGAACTTCTCTATTGTATCGTACTTATCAACAGTAATCGATAAGCTAGTTGCATTGTGAGAAGGATCGCCGTTCTTATCTCCCTCAAATCGAAAACTCACTTCTCCGAACTTAGACAATTTCGAAGACAGGCTTCTCATAAGTTTTGGAGCCTCCTTCGATAGCTTCGTCAATGACTCTTGAGCTTTACTATTCTTAGCAAATCCATGTCTATCTTTTAAATATTTAGCATGATCCTTTATGCCGTCTTTTACGTCTGCTATGCTTTCCTTCAGATTCTCCCTACGTCTCGCTGTCGCTTTTGCCTTTTCAGGATCTACAGCTTTCTTTGGAGTTTCTTTCTTTGGAGTCTCTTTCTTCTTATCTGAACCAAAAGACGCATCTCTGAAAGCTCCTTCAAAATCTACAGCACTACTACTGAAGCCGTCTTTCACTTGATTGTTGAATTGCTCTTTAGTGATCTTTCCTGACTCAACCAATGATTGTAATTCATCCCAAGCCTTAGCTCCTCTACTTCCAGGCTCAGGCGGTCCTTGATCGATATGCTCCTGATGTTCGATTACAGTCATCAACTCCCTAACTTTACGTTCAGCTGTCGATAATGTTTTTTTAGAAGCGTTCTTTGATTCTGCCTTTTTCTTCTCAATACCCCTCTCTTTAGCGACATCCATAATAGCATCATGTTCTGCTTGGATGGCAGATTTCTTACCTTCCATCACATACTTTTCGATATCTTTCTTATCTGCTGATGCGTACTTCTGACTGTATGTATTGTATTGTTGTAGATATGTTTTCCCATCAATACTTTCACCACTTGTCGCACTAGTCACTTTTTTGGTAGGAAATCCATGCTTATCTGCAAACTTCTGAGCGAGTCCTTTATCATCCCAAGACATATCTACCATATGGGATCCATCAGTAGCTTCTAAGTATACAGTATACTTCTCTCCTTTACCTCTTTCAGTCAACTGGTATGTTTTACCTTCTTGAGGCTTCATTAAGCTTACTTGTTTAGATTTCTTCTTGGGTACTTTTTCGTATCCAGTGAAGTTGTGATCTACAGAGAAGGCACTCTGACCATCTTTCTTCAGACTCTGCTTGAAGGACTCTTTCGTGTAGGTTACTGAGGACGTCTTCCCTGACTTCAACTTCACTTTAAATTCACCATCAGGAGCTGAATCTACGAAATCACTTAGACTAACTTTCTTAGAATCTTTCTTCCCTGACGATTCCTTATGAGCTTTCGCTTTAGATCCTTTACCTTTTCCGTAGAACTTCCAACCGTTAGCAGTTTTGATATGATCCCTACCACCGAAGGATCTGATTTCTCCGATCACCGCTCTCTTACCTCCTTTTTCAAGGAAGTCTGCTGTTATCTGATCTACCATTCGATCTCCTCCTGATATATCTGTTGCAAATTGAGCTACCTTCTGCTCTCTTGCTAGTGTGTTCTGCTTAATTGCTTTTTCGAAATCTTCCATGTCTTTTAATTATATCGTAAAGATATACATTATATATCTTTCTAGCTACGATTATTTTATCTTTCCTTCGTCAATATACTTGATCCAGTCCGATGTCGGGTTCTTATGACCCATACCTACTAAGGTATCTTCTAATTGCTCGAATGTCTTCGCTGCCTTAATTTCAGGAGCCATACTAGCTTCCGGATCCTCTTTAGAGGCTTCCTTCTCAGCATCAAGATAGAGTTTCTTGATCTTATCTATCTTGATTCCGCTACTCTCGATAACTTCCATTCCAGCATCTTTCTCATCTAGTCCTAGAGATGTTTGTACATCAAGTAGGTCCTTCAATGTCTTAGCGTTCTTCACGTCATTAATAGCAGAGTCGGCGTCTTCACCATTCTCTTTAATGACACCTTCCTCGATATCTGTGAAGTATTTCTTAGCTGATTTGAATGGCTTATTCGCCTTCATATCTGCTTTAATTGATTCTCGCGTCTTACCGCTCGTCTCAGTATTTTCTTTTGTTTGGTCTTCAATCTCTTTTAGGTCACCTTTCTCTTTGTGTTCGTGAATCTTAGCCCACACTTTCGCTGGGATTACATTCTTTCCTTCATCACTTAGAGATTCAGATAGTCTCGCAGCTTCTGCGATATCTTTCTTTCCCACTGCTTGTTTGATACGAATTAATTGACCCTTATCTGCAGATGATACTGGAGTTCTTTCTTTCTCCTCAAGCTTACCTTTTGCTGGATCCTTTTTCGGCTCATCCTTTTTAGGTCTCTTAACCTTAGAGGCACTCTCAGGTGCTTTCTTACGTTCAGCTCCTACTGGTTGCCATTTTCCACCAACCTTCTTGTACTTCTTACCTTGCCAAGTACGAGTCTCTCCTTCTTGAGCTGCAACCCCTTTTGATAGATCATCAAAGTTACCTAGACTAGGAGCTAATTGCTTCATCGCTAGTTGAGCTGTTCGTGCATGTATAATATCTGTGACCTCCTTCATGATTGTAAAGATAGTAATTTGTTGGTAATTATTTCACGAAGCTTCTTGCTTTCGATGTGATTTCTTTTACCATCTGATTCGTGCTCGATGCATATAAGTCTTTGAAAGCCCCTTCATATCCAAGTGTTACCTTGTATCTAGGTTCATCCTTATACTTCTTCTTCAGTGTGCCGTTTTTCTTTTTGATATTACTCATTTGTTCCCGACTAATAGTCCTACAAGCAATCCCACAGCAACTCCTACAGCGGAAGCTGTTCCTCCAGCTACCCACACACGACGTGTAAGCGTCTTATTCTTCTCTACTTGTATATTGAGTTGATTGTTGAGTGATTCGTGCTGTATGTCCTTCTGAGACACTTGTTTCTCGATATTTTCGATCTCACTCTCTAGATTGAATCTTCTTATCTGCTCTATCATATGTAAACTATCAGAAATCGCTTTCGCTTTCTCTAATGAGTCTATGTAGTCAGATTTTGCGTCACAAATCTCTAACTCCTCTAATAGAAGTTTAAGATCATCTGTTCTTACTTCTGTTGTTCCTGATTTTATCGAGTCTGTCTGACAGATGGCGTTCAAGCTCAGTAGAGTCAGCACGACGAATAGAATTAATCTTTTCATACTTCTTACTTTTTATGTCTTCAAAGCTAGTAGAACTTACCTCACTATAAAGAATGGTTAATTGATCTAATGTCTCTTGAATCTCTCGTCCTTGCTCTTGAATACTATCCCTTTGATCTTCCGTCTTGTCTAAGATCTGTTGAGCTGCCTCATACTTCTTCTTCCAGCCATCTAGATCTGCCTCATCTACTTTACCTAGTCTGACTTGGAGAATAACTATATAGCTGATGAGTGCAATTAAGATCACACTCACCACGATTAGTAATATTTTATTTATCAGTTTCACGAAAACTCTTCTTTAAACCATGACGCAAGATCATTCTCCATCGGATTGGACGAAATCTCTGCTTTATCTAGGTTATCCCACTCTTCCTCGTCAAGATCTACGTCATCCTCAACGAACTCAGTATTGTCTTCCATCATACCTGCCATCTGCTCTTGTTGTAGATGTTGCATGTATATCTGATTCAGCGGGAAGTCACCTTCTTCAAGTTCAGCTTTAAGACCCCACTTAGTTCTTGCCTCTTTGTATCCACCAAAGTTCTGAACCATCTTGATATCAAGATCTAGCTCGTCCTTCTTACTATCTGTATCCATTCCTACGAACGCAAACTCGAAGTCGTCATTGATCGCTTCTACGATATACTTATTGATCCAAAATTCGATACTTTTAAGTAAAGGCTTTAATCCTTTATCTCTTGAGTATTTTATCCTTGCTTCGTTATTAGACTCAAACATCGCTCCTCCACCTGAGGCGTTACCTAAACTGAAACCAGCTTCTTCTGGAGCTATCTTATAAACAGCACAAGCAACCTTGATTAGATACTCTTGCCATTTACCGAACTGCATATCAGTGTTGGATTTCTGTAAGTCGATGAATTCCATCTTATCACTTTCAATCACTGGTACTTTCCATGCGTTCTGAACTCCTGAGATCATCGCTAACCATTGTTGCTTGAATTCTTGAAGTCTTCCTTGATTGACGTTACCTGCTACTTTGATTAAACCTCTAGGTGCAGCTCCTTGTGAGAAGAACTTACCGTTATAGTCATCACCGTTTAGCATCCACGTCACAACATTAACTAGATCCTCTAACTCTGATCGTCCGTACCCATTTCGAGCTATGTTTGTGGAGTCGTTTCTAATCCCAAAACATAATTCCCATGGATAGTATTCAGCACTAGGTTCTCCGTCTATGATTTGAACATACGATGGCTTATATCCGAACTTCTCCTCAATGTCTCTGTCTTGAAATTCATCATCATCATAAGAGGACGCTACTCTCATAGTTGCTGCATCTGTTGCAAAAAACTCTACCGGAATACCCATTAGGTTTCTCACTATCTCGAATGTTCCTTGATCTAACTCAAGTGAATCTGCTACTAGTTTTTTCAGAAACTTATCAAAGTTATCTGCATGCCACTTTCGTCTCTCGTCTCCACAGTTTAGAAGGAACTTGGTAATCATTCTAGCTTCCTTTAGCTCAGCAGTTGTTGGTTGCTTCGTTTCTGTATCGTAGAGCTCACCTTTCTTACGAACGACGAATCCAGTATCGAACCTACTTCTTTGAGGAGATGCGAATGCAGATACTTGAGCTTGTCTAGTTGTGATTACGGCACGAATTACTGGAGTCATAGCCATTCTCCTCAACATACCGAATGTTAAAGAATTTCTCTTCGCTTTGTATCCTAGTGAATCGTTAAATTCATTAGGATCTATTAACGTACTTTTTGCATTGGAACTTTCACGTTGTTGAACGTCATTCCAATGTTGTTGAGCCTTTATAAGAGTGTCAGGATCATACGACGATAATCCTTTCTCTATCAGAACTCCTTCTTCAGCGAGCAATCTATTACGATCCTTCGAGATTCTTGCTAATCTCTCTGGAATGCTTTCCTCACCTTGATGAGGAGGTGTATTGTTGTCGCTTGAAGAATGTTTATTGCTATCTCCAATCATTCTTCGTGTTTTGATCGACTAATTACTCTACTTCTTCAGTCTCCTCTTCGGTAGACGCTTCTGATCCTTCTTCTGTAGAAGTTTCTTCAGTTGACTCTTCAGTCGAAGACTCTTCACCTTCTTCTACAGATTCCTCTTCATTGGTTTCGCCTTTCTCGATCTTCTCTCTTACGTAAAGAGTCGAAAACTGACCGTCTTCACCTTTAACGATAATTTTCGATAAGCTTGTGAATTCATTCTCGATGGACTTAACAAGTTCGTTAGTTGCTCCTTCTTTCGTAGCAGCTTCAACAAACTTATTGATACCATCCATAGTGAATACCTCATGATCAGTTCCGTACTTTTGATCGAAGTCACTCTTCGATATAGCCTTACTTAACTCTGAGTCACTGAATGTCTCTAGCATGTGGTTTCTTCTTGCGAACTCACTTTCTTTGATGTATTGGAAATCTTTCTCCATGATAAAACTTTTGTTTTTTTGTAATTATAATCCTAAACCTGCCGATTCTTTCACTGTTAGGTATAGATTTCTGTCGTCATCTAACCCACTCATTAATGTCGATGCTATGATCTTCTCAACACAACACTGAATGTATTGGTGAGCTTTTCTGTTATACTTACGATAAGGACAATCTTCGTAGTTTACTTTAGTATCCTTCACACACTCCTCAATTTGGTTGTACGTGAATACTTTAGGAATTGATTTAATCTGAAGGTTAAGTCCTTTAGTATGATAATCGTTCATCATACCTGAAGGCTTCGCATCACACTTAGATAGACACTTCTCCAGCTCCTTAGCTTCTTTAATTATCTCCTTATCTAGCATTGGAATAATCTTCGCGAGAGACGCTTTCACATCAGATCCTTTTCTTGAGAATCTCATATTAGTGTTGTGCATGAAAGCATCTGTTAGGATACCTTTCTCTAGTACTGAGGAGTACACTAATCCTTGATCTTCTGATTTAACTTCTTCTCCAAAACCTGTGGTATTTAGACCTTTCGCTATACTAGTAAATTCCATATTCCTTATTTGTTGAGCTGTAAATATACTCAAAAATTATCGACTAGCCTAAGCCTCTTTGGATCCTTCTTCAGTAACTTCTTGATCAGATGCTTCGTTAGCTTTCTGAGCTTGAGTTAAGATATTGTTGAAAATCTCTTTGTCTACCTTAGATTGATGACTTTGACCCATTCTGAATGCCTGTACGTAGATTAATGCGAATTGATCCTTCACATACTGAACAGTGTCTTCGAATACATTCATATCCTCGACGCTATCTTTAGCTGTCTTAATCTTAGTCGTCTGTACAGTTAACGATGTACGAAGATCCCTATCTCCTGCTTCATTAATCAACTTCTTTGCTGCTTCAAATGATGCTGGTCCTTCTCCTTCTGCGATTTGTGTTATGATCCACTCTAGGCTCTCTCCACTCTTTAAGTTTTCACTCATTACTCTTTAATTATCTGATTTGTTAATAGAAACTGCTTATTGTCCTTTACAACCTTCTCGTACTTCTTCAACTCTGAAACGATATCGAGAAGATCGTCTATTTTCTTCTTCTTTCGAGCTACTAAACGATCAAGTATCTTTATCTCTTGATTCTGTACTTCAATCGTTTTCTTTAACTCTCTTCTACTTTTACATGGACACTTAATCCAATTGAATAAACTTCCCATTGATCTTGACTATTTTAAAATCCTTACCGATTCCTAATTTAGGTTTAGCTCCTCTAGGTTGTAAGAAGTCAATCGTTTTACTATACCGACTGTTCATTGTGTCGTGCACTTCCCACTCTCCATTCAACCAAGGTCTATCTTCACTGTGAACCGTAATTACGTCACCATAGTTAACTGGACCACCCCAACGATCCAATAAATCTCTCGATAATGCACACCATCTGAGTGTTCCTTTATTTAATTTAGACACATCGATTCTTGAATTATCTGCTGTAGTTAAGGGATCTGAGTCACATTGACTTGCTTCAGGATTATACCTGGTTGCTCTTACTAGATGAATCGTATCTGCCTTCACTTCTTCAATTCTCTTGATCGAGTCTAAAGCTTTCTTCATCTCCATATAAGCATCAAATCTAGCTTGCTTTGCTATGAGAGTCTCTCTCAACTCCGTACGCTCTCTCTTAAGGTCGTCTCCGTACCAACTTAAGATCTGACTTCCAACCAATAATACCAATCCTACACCAAGCCATATCCAACCACTATTCTTTCCCATCTTTCTTTCTTTTAAATTTACGCTTTTTCTTTCTCATTGCCATATACGTTCCAATGGTTCCACCTACTAGATGTGCTACTATTGGAAGTAAATGACCTTCCATCATCGCATTGGCACCGACAGCGATTCCCACCATCCAAGCTATTGCGATTCCGTTACCGGTCAATATTGCACTGACCATGTTTCCTTCTGCAATGTTCTTTACATTGATCGTTCTAAGCCATAGGAATATGATCTGAGTAATCAATACGATTCCTGCTTGTTGGTTTATCGTTAACTCTGCTAACTTCATTTCTTTATGTATTTATGAATTTTATAGTTATGTGGTAGTGTGGTTCCTATTGAATGAACCTCTAGTCCTTTATTGTCTTTATCGAACCAAAGAGTCTTTCCTCTAGCATCAGTAGGTGTTATGGTTCCTTTGTCTACATACTTACGGAATTTCCTTAGCCACTTATCGTAATCTCTTTCAGTTGATATGATCTTCAGAGTCCAGTTGTCTTCTCCAAATAGATTATCGTATAGCGATCTCATCTCTATGTTTGATGATAAGAAAGCTCGTTTATCCTGATCCCATCTTCCACCTAGATCTTGTTCGGTGTACTTTGAGTGTGCGATAGCTACTTTAGCTATTCTTACTCCTCCGTCTGTGAATACGTGAAAGATCCTTCCTTCATTCGTATACTGGCTGTCGTACGAGGCGACATCTACTGCATATATCTTCATTACATTAGGCTTAGAGATGGTTTCTTGGCACTGTATTGCGCTCGATCTGATTGCTTATCTCGATGCTTCGTTAAAGCTCGTTCCACAGCTTCAAAAACTGTTGTAGCAAATACATTGTCATTGATAATTCCTCCGTCACTTAACTTAATCTTCACTGAGAAGTTTGTTCTCGTCTCTTGTGCGTATCCCATCTCTGTTGTTTTAATTATACCACAAAGATATACAACTTATATCTATCTAGCAACAAAAAAAGGTCTGAATATATCAGACCTTTCATTTATCTATAATAAATACTACTATGATTCAGCAATCTTACCTCCCATAACTCCTTGAGTTTCTCCTGTCTCAGGACTCTGAGTAGCTATAATTGTTTGTGAGTCAACTGATTCAGCTGTTCCTTTACCACTATGCAATCTTTGGATAGCCATTTGTCTCAACATAGCAACCTGCTCAGGTATTTGGATAACATCACCGATCTTGTGTCCGTCTGCAGCTAACTGTCCGTGTGGATCAAGATCAAAATCATCTTGAGTTAACTCTACACTAACTATAGTATTTACTGGTGCTTGCTGAGGTTGTGTAGGTTCCATCATTGATTGAACAAAACGGCTCTTAGCGAGATCCATCGAACCAAGTACTTCTACAACTGATGGTTGCTCTTCACTTAGGATCTGCATTTCAACTTCTCCGTTCTCGAATAAAGATAACTCAATCTTCATCTTCACGCCTTCTTCCAATTTAGGTTCATCACTCTCACTGCAACATCCTTCATCACAACAATCATCTTGTGCAATCAAGCAAGTGTCGATCTCATCTCCTAAATTCACTCCTGCTTTCGCTAGATCAGGGTTCTCGTCTAGGATTTCTTCTGTTACGATCACCGTTCCTGCATCCATCTCTTTTAATTCTTTTTCATCTCCTGACATAATGTCTCTTTTTGTTATTAATCATTTAAGACCGTAAAGATATATTCTCTATATCTATAAAACAACAAAAGCTCCGAGAAAATATCCCGAAGCTTCTTAATGTACTGATATACAGTCAATTACTCTATTATTTCGTAGATCTCAACTATAAGTATTGCGATTACTTCTTATTAGTCTGTGAGCTTCCAACATTCCTTCCGTAGGCTCATTTACGTTATCTTTCACGTAATGCTTCCACTTCTTAAAAACATACCAATATATACCAGTAAATATAGTTCTCACATAACATTGCCACAAAGGCATCTTAAACACTTTCTGTATTTCTTGAAATATTATGTGCGACTTCCAACCACCTCTTCCGGTATTCCACATCCAATCATGAATTAGGCATGGTACGTATGGGTGTGTTGGGTCTTGAACTAATGTACATCCATCGAAATCCTTATACCAATTCCACTCCTCATCATATAGAGCTTCTGTAAGAAGGTTAACTACCCACTCAGGAGCATTAACTCTTTCGCAAGCCACATACATGGCCTCCATAACATCTTCCGGTAACAAGTCTCTGTAAATGTTTCTAGGTTGCATATTTTTTTATTATTCAGATACTACTGATTTAATTAACGCCATTAGTGCTTTTTACGTCACTGTCATTTGTTGTCGCTATAATATATTTAAATATTTCTTTCTACGATCGTTCTCTATCTTTTAGCTAGAATCTTAATGATCATCGTTCCCACTGCACCGATCGTGACTGGGAAAC